AGACTGTCCATATGTACACGACCGACTAAGTCGTAAGTAGTTGCGGCTTTACCAAATTTTTCATATTCACGCTTTTTAGGAAACTTATTCCATAAGCAGAAACTTCTAGTGTCGTCTTTACTTAAAACTTTTGCAACTCTATTAACAGTATAAGGAATATCAAAACCTTCGCTGTTCCATCCGCTTAACACATCTGCATCTTCAATTAATTGTAAGAACATTTCTAACATTTCACCTTCAGTTTCGAACAAGTGAGTGTTGGGAAAGTCTTTAACTAATTCGGTTGCTTGACTGATAGTTAGTGTTTTTGGTGGAACTGCTAGTGTTACTAAGACATCAAGCCATTGAAGACATACAGTAATTGCCGTTATTGGCATAAATGCATCATCTGGACTAGCGTATCCTCTTTCGGGATCAAAATCTACTTCGATGTCAAAAAATGCTGCATGTAATTTTGGTGCATCTCGACCTAAATAGTTTTCTTCTAATGTTCTAAAGATTGGATTAATGTCATGTTCAAAAAGTTTATGATTGCTATAAACTCGTTGTTCTTTTTGAAAGTCTTTGTAATTCTTGCACAATACACGACTTAGACTTTCTCCGTATATTGATCGGTGTTTCCCTTTTGTATCGGGGTAATAAAAAATATATCTTGCAGGATATTCTTGATAAATTCTGCCTTTCTTATTGTCTCGTTCAACAACAAAAACGGTGTCCTTTTCTCTATCCCAGATAGCATCAACGTAACTCATTTTTTCTCCTACCGTTTATGGCCGGTTAACCTTAATAATGCGAATTATGGCTCGCTAACCTTGAACAAAATTATTTATTATAGAATTTTTTTGCTGATATATAAAGCGGCACCTATACTAGAACCGGCATCACCGGGAAAATTTGGCACATGAAAATCTTTGAATAAAATCTTAATTTTGTTGTGTATAAATTTATTATACGCACAACCTCCAGTAAATACAAGTTTATTACTATACTGCCTTGCAATATTGGCTAATTTAATAATTTCTTTCTCGAACACAAACTGAACCGAAGCCGCAATATTAATTGTATCGTTGCTATTACTTGTGTTAACGTCCCAATCCCATATTCCTTTATGCAAATTTTTATCTAAATAAGATTTAACTTTATCGTGGTAAATCCAAGGGTTTCCTTTTTGACTTATATTCATTAATACAGATTCATCTCGAACTGGTTTTAATCCAATTAACTCTGTAAATGCTGAATAAAATAAACCTAAACTATATGGGTAGTTTTTAACCATAACACGTTCAAAATTTCCATAACTGTAATTCCAAATGCTGACAGTATTCCACTCTCCGATAGCATCTACTACTAGTACAGCCGTATTATCAAAACCGCTAGAATAAACACCAAAATGTGCATGACTTAGATGATGGGGTGCATAAAAAATAGGAATTGAATTTAAATTAAATTGTTTTAGATATACAGACGGCAAATTTTTAAAAGATAATGCATCTTTAAATTGACCGGCATAGATCTGTCTTGTTTTTTTAAGCCAAGGGTTTTCGTACCACGCAATCACATCTGGATTTCCAAATTTCTTTGCTTCTTCCACAAGATCATTAGTTAAATAAAGACTGTTTTTTGATTTTTTATGAAAAAGTATGTCTTTATCGAACACGCATATACTTGTGTCGTGATTGAGTGCGTTAATTCCAAAAATTTTCATTTATAGATAAATGGATCTCTTTTTCGCAATTCTTTAATTCTTTGTTTTAATTGCTTTTTTTGTCTCCACTTTTGGAAAAGTGATTTTAATAATCTAATCATTGTATTAACATCCGAATTAAACCCACTGAATCGATTGTGGTAAGTAATAGATAGTTTGCGAGCATTCCGAAGGATTGACGAGTGTAAGCAGCCCAAGCGTACATAGCACAACCTGTAATCCAAATAGGATATAGAACGAGAAGCGGCGGCGTTGGGACTGTAAGGGCCATTGTGATTGCACAACCAATAGATATTGCCCAAGCACCCAACTCAACAATGAACCTAAAAGGATAAGAACGAAAGTCATCTCGAATCCAATCAAATGTTGGCTTTAACAAATCTAACATTTTTAGTCTTCACGGCGATTAGCATGTCCGCTGATATCGACAATAGTTTCGAGGTCATCAAATTCACGGAATACCTGATCCCATTGATCTTTAAGTGCAATACGAATTGCTTTTCGAATTACACTGGGTTTAACATCTAACTCTTGTGCAACGGCTTTAATAGTTTCATTTAGCCCTTCAGTAAGATCTTGAATTTCTTGTAGAACAGTAACACCTTCTGAAATAATTTGTTTAATTTTGGCCTGCTCGGGGGTCCCGAATGATTTACTCATAATTTCTCCTTAATAGTTTAATTATATAAAAATTAAAGGATTAAAGTCAAATCATTTAATGCCAATTTTCATAAATCTTTGATATTGAGTCTCTGGATCTTCGAAAGTTTTTTCGTCTAAAACTAAGGTATCAGTAAGAAAAAATTCTTGATCTAATTCTTCTAATGTATCGTATACTCCGTTGGCATTGTTTCTACTTTGTAGTGCTATCAATGTCCCATCTGAAATTTTATCAAACCATTCTGTTCCATTAATGTCGTTTATTGAAGTGTTAATAATTAGACTGTTTTTATCCAATTGTTCAAATTTTAACGTGTTAACATCTTTTTGGATACACTGATGATTTATTTTTAATGCTGAAAGTATTTTTTTAGAAATAGCAATATGATTTTTGTCTAAATCAACATTAATCACTTTTTTAAATTTTATTCCGCATCGGTCTAGCATTATTGCCATTGTGCCGTACCACGATCCTAATATATAAATTGTTGAGAATTTTTCTCGATTTAACACTTTTAAATTTTGGCATAGCCAAAGTTTACTTTTTAGCAGATCGGGAGTTAAACTACCCTTAAAGGTCGGAGGACTAATTTCATTTAACTCTTTAAATCTCATGTTAATCTGCTTTCTTACCTTTATCTTTTTCAGTAATTGGGCCTCCGGTAACCCATGCTTTACAACTGCGACTACCTGCACATTTAAAATGTAAAAAATTACAATATCCTAGATCGCTGAGATTTATAGTTGCGTTTGGGTCAATATTTTTTTCGTTGCCTTTAATCCCAGTTGCAATGCATTCCCTCATGCTATCGCTAACATCGAATGCTGCACAATTACCGCATCGCATTGTTTTAGCAGTTGTCTCACTTACTCCAAATATCTTAGCAGATTTTTTCCAATAATCTTCTGGTTTATCGGGATTGGCTGGCCCGTAGTGATATTCGTCTATGGCTTTTTGCCGATTTTTTAAATTAATATCTATGTTATGTGTGGCAATTGGGCAACCTTTATTTGCCGATTCGACTAATGTTATAAAATTTCTCATCAGTTTTTCTCAATAGCGTGTTTTCTAGCAGACTGTGCCATTTGAATTTTTTTAGCAGGAGTTTTATTTCTAAATTGATGATATCTTTCTGGGTCAGCATCTAAAAAAGTTTGTTCCCATTGATCCAATGACACGGCAGGAGTTAATTTTACTGCCGGCTTTAATTTAGGTTTATCTTGAGCAGGATCCTGTGCCGGATCTTGCGGTTCCTGCTCACTTACTTTTTTGATTTATTTTTTGCCTTCCAAGCAGCACCGTAGGCCTTGCGTTTTTCTACATCAGTTAGTTTACCGTCTTTTCTATATCCTGCTTTAATATGCTTGACTATACGTTCATATTTGTCTCCTGGAGGAGCCTTTTCATATAGTTGATTCATAAGACTTTCGATATAAGAATCCTCGCCTACTGGTACACAGTTGTCTACAGTGCGGCCACCTTTCTTTTTAGTGCCCATACGTTTGTAACCTTTCCAGCAGGCTTTACCATCTACACCTTTTTTCTTGCCTTCCGCTACACCTTGCTGACCGGCATCTAATCCTTTGCCGTATAATGTTACGGCTTTAGCGCCTACACCATATGGAGGATTCATTACAATACCTTGTTTGCCGTGTTCGACGCCAATAGCATACCAATCAATATTGGCAGCACCACCGGCCTTTTGTGCTTCACGCTTCCAGAATGATAAAGAATTCATACCTTCCGCTACACTTGCTTCATTTTTTGGTTGCCAAAACTTTCCTGGACCAAATAATTTATCTGCTTGTGAATTTTGATAAGTCGAATACCATTTTCCACTTTTGCTTTGTTTTAAACCAGCAGATTGTGCATCATTTTCTTGCCCAGGTTTTACGTTATAAAAATACATTCCTGAAGGCTTTGAATATGATCTACTAGGATATCTTGATCCATATCTGCTACCGCCATAACTACTGCCCGGTGCTCCACGAAGTAATTCTTTTTCGCCCTCGTCGTTGACACGCCATACATTGCCTTGACTATCTTTATAAGTGTGGGTTTCGTACTCATTAACTTGAGATTCTAACGCACCTTGTTCTCCACCGATGCTGCGCAATACAGCAGTTAAATAATCTGCCGATTTAGTAATTTTACTTTGTTGCCATGCTTCTAGCCCTTCCATCTCGCTATAACGTTTGATTAGAACTAATAATTTTTTAGCATCAGACATGATACTTTGGAGTTCGTTGCTGGCCATGCTAATTTCGTGGTCAGGTTCTTGATCGCCTTCCGCCACACCTTGCTCAACAGGAACTGCATCTACATACCCACGAAATGACGATACGGTTTGTGATCGTACAAAATATTCATGCGCTTTGTCTAATGCTGCTCTCCTATCAGTGGCAGTTATTATCCATGGCTTTCCATCGCCGGTAACAGGCTTACCATGAGCCGCTGGATTAGGATGATGTTTGTTATAAACTATCATGAATTTTGTACCTTCACTTGCATCGTTGACATAGCCTTCCGCCACACCTTTCTCTTCATCAAAAGGCTTACGATGTTTTTCTTTACCTTGTTTTTGTTCTTTTTTCTTATCACGATGCGCACCTGCACCGGTCTGTGATTTCATCGGACCTTGACGAGGCTTCTGATTAACAGGCACAGAAATTGTCTGTCGTCTTTGAAGTTCACCTAGGGGTTTTTCCGCAGTAGCAATACTATTCGTTCCAATAGCACCTGCAGTTGTTGTTTCTAAAACGTACCTAGTTTCATTAGGTAATTTAACTTTTTTAAATTCTTCGTTCATTTTTTACTCCAATTCGCCACTGGACTTACTGTATAAGTATCTGGTGTTTCTTGACTTCTCATGTCACCTTTGTTTACATCGTGTATATTAACTCCGGCTACTTTAGCCGCAACATTGATCATATCTTGATCACATTGACTATATGGATGTAGACTTTTATATCTACCGATCCAACTTTCTTCATCCATCTCTGGCATTGTTTTTCCATCAGTTGCAGCCAGTGCCAAGCCCAATCTATATAATTTGTAATCGCTATTCCACTTATCGTCATCAGTGTATTTGTTAACGCCGCGGGTAGGATTTTGTTGACGCTTGGTCATTTTTCCGCCTTTGCGTTCAACCATGAATTCGCGTGCTCTCATTTAAGTGTTGCCTTTAACATCCAACCGTGTTTAGCATGAGCATCTAATCTACTAGCAATAAAATCACTAAATCCATGTTCGCCTGCTGCTTCACTGACTTCGAACAATTTCTTTAAGATAACTTTCATTTTTTCATTATCTTTAAGCAATTCAGCAACCATTTGCTTACCGTCGAAGATTTCTGTTTCGTCTTCGACTTGTGTTAACATATTAAGTCTAGTGTAACTGCCGGGCATATATGTATCTAAACTACGAATTTGTTCAGCAAACACATCTATGCTTTCATAAACTTCTTCGTAAATTTTACCAAATAGATTATGCAAAGGTTCAAAAAACATACCTTCTACGTTCCAATGGAATTGGTGTGCTTTTAGATAAAAACTAAACTCGCTGGCAAATGCTATTTTTGCTAATTGGTGTAATTGTTCCATGATCGTATATTTATTAAATTTTACGTTCGCCAGTTAGGTAGGGTTTACTGAACCAAAGTTTAAACCATTCTTCTGTTCCTGGCTGAATATTTTTTTCACGCATAATACGAGCATTTTCTGCTGCGGTTGTTGTAATGTTACCACCTTGATTTAATCTAGATTGCGCAGTCTGTTGATTATATTCCGCTAATCTTGCTTGTCCGCCTAGACCTCCTAAAAACTGAAGTCTTTTTATTTGATGTGCGGGATCGTCGGGTGCAAGATAGCAATCATCGGGGCTGTCTTGTGCGATATTTTCTTGAGTGATGTAATACTGTTTCATTGGTAAAATTTAACCTTAATAGTGCATTAAACAATCTAGTTTCTGATGTATAATCTTTATTATTAATTTTATAAAGATTTTCAGTGTCGAATTTATGAATCATTCCTGTGTCAACTGATTTTATTTTTGCTTTAGATCGATCTAAATTAACTGCTATTACTTTCCATGTTTCGCTAGAACCTTTAAATGAAACTAAATCACCTACATTTATTTTTCCAGGTACAGGATCAAATATAGATGATTCTACTACGGGAGCAGCAGCGGGAGGTTGGATATTCATATTTTTTCTTGCAACATCCATTAGGTGTTTGATATATTCAACACCTAATTTTTCTACATGAAAACCTTTGCTCCATATTTGAAGGGCTTGATTTTCAGGCATAGTTTTTAATGCATTTCTCATTTGAGTAGTGCTTACACCAGTTCCGCCTGCTTCTTCATTTCGAGAACTTATATCTTCTTCCCATTTAACATGCTTTAGATTTGGATGGTTTCCAAATCTATTGGTTGCCCATGCAACTAACCCATCTGCAAATGCTTTTCTGTCTTCGCCTACTGCTATAATAATATGATTAAAATACGGCGGTTTTTTCATTAGTTCATATTCGACTTTCTTACCAAATTGACCAATTGTTGCTTTATCTGTTTGTAAATCAAATTGTGCGTCTACACTTAATATGCCTACTCCTGGAAATAGTTTTCTAAGAGTTTCTAATTTTGTTTCTACAGGAAATGGATCATCTGGTCCTACTTTACCACCTACATATACAAATGGAGTCGCTCCTTCTTTATTTGCTCTATCTATGGCAATACTTATTAACTGTTCATGACCTCTATGTCCAGCAAAACTACCCATGGCAACAACCGCAGATCTTTTTTCAACAGATCCAAATGATTGCTTTTGTAATATTTTTTCTTTCATCAAGGGACTTGTAACTTTAAATAGTCTTCCACTAGGCATGTTTCCAACAATACCTTCGTTGTATGGGCCTAGCATATCCATACCTTTTAATTTTGGACTATCAATAATTGCCTTACTTAATTCTGCCCTTGCTTTATCTAATACAGGAATTACTTGAGCATCTCTAATGGCTCTGTCTGCTGGTTTTCTGCTAGTCAGTGTTGCCCGCAAATCTGCAGGCAAATTGACAACAGGAGCAATTATTTTACCAACATTTATTCCTGATTGATCTAATTCGTTTGAAATAATTTTAATGTTAGAATCACTTGTTGATAGTAATTTTTTAATTATATTTTGTTCATCGGGTATTCGTTCTTTAGTTGAATACTTTTTAACCATGAACGGGGCCAACGTCATTACTTTCCCTAATTTTTTTACATCGTAAGGAATATTAACAAATGTTTTAAATCCTTCACTGTCTGGAGTCATATTCGAATCGTACATCATTTCTGCTTGTACAATTGTGTCGGGGGGTAAAGTTTGAATAAATTTACTTTTTAAAATTGTTTCAGCAGCCTTGTCATAATTAATTGCTCTTGCAATTGCGGCTTTACCTAATTCGCTGTTCGGATCTAATTCACCTTTTTTTACTAATTCTTGATTATAAGCCAAGAATGATCCTACATCTTTTAATCTAACTGGATCTGATCTACTGCTAGTAATAAAAAATGGCTCTCCAGATTCGTCTTTACCGAATCTCATACCCATTCCGTCGACTTTTAAATTTATCTGTATATTATCTAAATTTCCGCCTAGTTGTGCTATTTCGTCGCATAATTCTACGAATGCAGCAGGCTTCATTTCTGTACTACTTGGAGTACCGTCGGGTCTACGACTATAAATGTGTTCAATACCTTGCCTACCATAATTTGGCTTGGCATCTTCTTCTGTTAATACATTAATAGGCCATTGTCCGGCTGCTTTTAATTTTTTTCTAAGAGAATTATACTGAATATCTTTTCTAGCAGCACCTTTGCTGGTTACATTGATAGCATCTTGTTTTTCTTTAGGTAAACTATCAAACCATTTCTTAAATTGTTGTAAATCAAAATATTCATCTGAATATATTTTTGCCATTGCTACTGCTTGATCTCGTAATTGTTTTTTGTTTGAAATTTTTAAAATTTCTAGTCCTTTATCAATTGCGGCAAATTTTGCCTCAGCATCGGATTCTGGATTATCTCGATCGATCATCTGTGCTGCTTCGTCAAAACAAATTTTTATAAATTCTTCAAATGCAGCAGTTATTTGACTTTGATCTAAATATTTGTTCATTAGTTCTAAAGTCCCTACATAACTTTTTTGTAAAGTTTTATCGTTTCCGCTGGGCTGCACTCCAAAAAACATTTCGAACTGTTGATCTAAATTTTGTATATAAGTTCTTTGAGCGCTGGGCAATTCTTGTTGTACAGGAACACCTTTTATATCCATAGGTTTTCCAGTTTGCGGATCTAAGTAAGGAGAGAATTTATAACTTGCTCCACCTCCCTGACTGCTTCCTACTGCAAAACTTATATCTTTTGATTGAGTAGGTTCTGGTTCTATATTAATAGCACGATTTTTTCCCGAGCCTTTATATGCTGCTATGTGCTTTGGAGTTACTTTAGCAGCAGGTAATGCTCTGTAAATCCATTTATGAAATACACCCTTAATGCCTGCGGTAATATCGTCCCACTCTGAACTATGACTAAATTTATACCATTCGGTGGGGTGACCTAATTCTTTATCATATTGCCCAAATTCAAAATCAATTTGAACATTTAGTCCAATTTCGTCGATACGAAAAATTGAATTGAATTGTTCCGCAGAAGAAGAATATCCCAATAATCTTCCTGGACCAAACTGTTGTTTATAATGATCATCTAAAAATTTTTGTATCTGTGGTTTTTGATCTACATCGCATTGTACATCGATATCGCCGACTTTTTGTTTATATTTTGTAAATTCTTGATCTGAAATTCCAGCAGTATTAAAAAAGTGTTTAGAACTTCCGCTTAAATATTCGTTTGATTTAAATAATTCTTCTCCAAAAATTGGTTCTTTATAAATGGATTGAAAACTTTGATTCAACGCATTAATTGTTTGTTTTACTAAATTAGCAGCCTGAGTTCTGTTAGTTTTTTCAAGATCAATTTTTTCAGCAGAATATACAATCTCTGGATTATCTCTATCGGCGACTTGAGCATTACCGCCTTCAGTTAATTTTTTATTTTGAAAGATATTTATAATTTCAAAGATTTTCATTTTTATTTCTCAAACCATAATTTTCACAATAGTGGTCATACAACCTTTTACAAATGCCTTCTCTCATTTCTTGAGGAAATTTTTTATTCATCCTACCGGACATTTTTTTGTCTTCATAAAAGTTTTTACAACCGTCTACGACCATTGGCATAAACAATTCGTATATTTGTCGATCGCCACATTCGTCTAATGATTTTATTTTTTTAGAAATTGGAAAAAAATGTTCTTTATGCAACCGATCATTATCTAAAATAAACCAAAATAAGTCATCGTCAAAATTTTGCATTTGATTTTTATTTTTTTGATTATGATCAATGTCAATAGGTTTGCTGAAAAATTCTTTTAAGAACATTAGATTACTCCCATGCTCTGCAAGACCAATATCTTGCTTTCCACCGCGGCCCGGGATTAGCACAATTATGTCTAGCCCTAAAACTTTTGCGACGTTTAGGATTAGACTTTTTAATCTTCATCTTTTTATCGCCAAAATTGACTTTGACAACATTTCCTTTTGGACCTTTTACATAAACTTTAGATTTTTTAACATCACCAGACATGGGTTTACCTAACTGAACATTGCGTCCTTGATATTCGGCTTCATCAAGACTGCCACCGCCCTCCATGATTGCCAGTTGCATTTCTGTAAATTTAGTGATAGATTCTTGGACAGGGGTATGTGATAGATATGATAACACCGTGTCATCACCTTGAATAACAACTCCGTCATTCATAAATCCAACGATAACAGATTCTATAAGAAGTCCGTTATCAATCTCTAGAGCAAATACATCTCCAGTTCTAATAGTATTATCTGATTCGATTAAGTCTAGTATACGCATAATTTAATATTTACCAAGGTGTTGGATCCCAACCAATTCTTTGCCATCTATTGGTTGCGGTGCAAACATAAAAATAACTTGCATCGTATGCAATTGTTCCTGCTGTGCCTGTAGATGTGGAACTTAGTGGAGCAGTTCCAATTATAAAAGCAGTAGTCTGTATGGTAGAGTCTGGGAATTTTAATGAACCGTTGACTATCTCTAAACCTGTTGGAACAACTTGAGTGATTTTACTGTTACTAACATAGACACTTACTTCATTTTCTTTTATGCCATAACCATCTTGACCGTTGCGGTATACGGTGATGTCTGTGGCCGTTGTCCATATTCTTGACTCGTTTTCAATACTGCTAACCGTTAAATCATCGTTAGGGAATGTTAAGACGCCATCTTTACCGAACACCCAATCGTAAGTTGCTGTCGGAGATTGCGCTTCGTCTAAAGTATTAGTTCTTAAAGTTAAGTTATCTTGGCTGCTTACGGTCAATGGACCCGCCATTCCATTATTCAATAGAGGATTTGTTAGATCTTCCTCAATTACGCTACCGCCCGGCAACATTACCGCAGGTTTTTTATCTGTAGAGTAGTCACTTTGACCGTAGTTTCTAAAGTCCCAACTCCAATTTGTGCTTGTGCCACTAATGCCAAGGAATATTCTCTCTGGAGCAAATAAACTCAATCCTGGTAGGCCGTCGGTGGTTGTATTAAGAGCTCTAATAGTTGATGTGCCATCTGTAAATTTTAAACTACCATCTTTACCAAAAGCCCATTGTTGAGGAGCTGGGTCACTGGGTTCTGCTGCTCGTATTAAAACATCACCATTGGAATTGTTCAATGTTACCATAGTCGATGACGAATCAACATTGTTTGGTAATGTTAGGTAGGCATAAGACCCTGCTCCTTCGCCACGCAACGTCAATCCACTTTGGGCACTGACTTCTATTTCACCCGATGAGCCTAATTTAACATATTGAGAATCATTACCTAAATATAGTTCAGTAGATGTGCTACCAGAAGTTAGATGTAAATGATTACCTTCATCTCCGATAGTTGAGTATATTTCTAAACGCTGACCTGCGTCAGTTGCACCAGCCGGAACTAATGTTAAAGAAGTTGTTGTAGTTCCAAATACTTCATTGGTGATTTCATTGGATGTAATTTCCCCACCGCCAGGTAATTCTAGAATACCATTTGCTCTAAAAATCCAAGTATAAACAGTCCCTGTGTAGTCACCGGTTATGATATCCACATCTCCAGCATTACCGGCATTAAATGCTAATGCGGCCGTCCTACCTGGAACAAAGGCATTTTCTGCCCAACCTATTTGACTGCCACCCCCGTCTCCTGTTGAAACTATACCTAAAAATTCACCAGGAGCTTGAGTAATGAATGTTCCAGTTACTGGAGCAAAATCGCCTATAGGAGTTATAACCAGATTACTAGGAAGTGTTAAACCACCATCCGTTCCAAATATCCAAGACTGACTGGATGTAGTGGCCGCGTTAGTTAATACAGCAAAACCATTGTCACTGAATACTACCAGTCCAGGTTCGCTCTCACCTATCATACCGTTACTGCTACCCGGCAATATTAAATTGCCACTGCCATTGAATGTCCAAGTGTTTTGAAGATCTGTAGTAATAGTTACACGATCATTGGTATCGCTAACACGCACATTTTGTTGCTCGCCACCTAAGAATAAGTCGGCACTGGATTGGTCTATAGAGCCACCGGCTCTAATGTGAACATGTCCCGGTTCGCCGCCTGTAGGTTCAATAATAACATACTGGTCACTACCGTCTCGTCTTAAGAACTCATCAGGAACTAATTTAATAGAATCATAATTTAATCCGTCACTGCTGTCGGCATCTCCACCGTAGAATGTGCCTTTGCTTAAAACTTTGCTGTTTACATGTGTGCGAACACCGTCAAACATTAACAGTTCTAATTTATTGTTATCACCAACATAAAGAGCAAGTTCACCGTAGGGGCGAATTTTGTTGGTATTGTTATCGTTTGATCCTCCACCTTCAACTTGACTTACGTTTAGTCTTCTTACTCGTGTCATTTATTTTGCCCCTAATTAATCCCAAGTTTCTGAACCGTAGAATACTTTAGCAGTCCACTGTATTTTTATAGTAGTTCCGACACCGTCTATACGCCTAAACTTGAGTTGGCCTTCGTTGTCCTGCAGCCACAGTATTACATTTTCACTTTCAGTGCCACCACTAGTAACTTCGGTGTGGGCTACATGTTCGTTACCATTATCATCGACAATGTGTATGGTGCCAACTAATGTTCCTGCATTACGATCGTAGGCATGATAGTCTATAACAGCACCACGGAAGTAGCCTCCCCCTCCGGGTAGTTCATTCTTATCCCACCATATCACAGGTTCTCCCCCTGTGCTGTATCTAAACCAAACCGTATCACCCGCGTTGTAGTTTAAAATACCACCAGGAAGATTTAATCCATATGCTCTTTCGTTCCCGTCAGCGCTGATTCCACCGTTATACTTGTACCAAGTGGCATTATCTAAACTAAATTCTATAGTATTACTATCCCAAATTCCAGCAAGAGTATAATTGTTTAGTACATTATCTATTGTAGTTGTAGTAGTGTCGACCCAGATTCTATTCTCGCTTACCGCACTTCTTGATGCTGTAGCAGTTAGATTAGTAGTAATTATTTCAGTGACTACGACTTGCTTAAATCCATAGACTTCTTCAATTCTACGATTGCCCGGTGATTCTAACTTAACACGACCGATGCCTTCTGCGGATTTCAATACAGAACCGTCGTTGAAACGTATGCCTTCTTGTAGACTTTCGAGATCTAGTTCTCTGCGAGTGTAAGCAAATCCACCGCCGCCACCTTGTGTCCATTGAGTAAATTTAACGGCATAGTATTTGCCGTTGTCTGGCAGATACATCACGCACTCTGCGCCTACAATCTTATTACCTAATCCGCCATTGCCGAATGCTGCATACAAGTTTCTGTAGGTTCTTGACTCTACATTGCTTAAATCATTCCATCCATCTATGTTCCATAGTGTGCCGCTAGGGCTAACATCACTGTCCCAACCGTCTTCTCTATACGGATTGTATATACCGTTTTCTTCGCCTCTAGTAATGCCAACACCTGCTCCATCACCATCGTCTGCGATTATAATGTCAACAGTATTGGTATTGTCAGCTTTTACAAAAGTTACCAGCGGACCAGCATAAACATCACCTACAAGATTAAGGTGTGTAACAGCATTGTCATAGGTTGATGTTGTTGTGCTTGGACCGTAAATATGTCCTGAATCAGTAATGCTGTTGCTGTCAGCACCGCTGTTACCATTGGTTTCGACAAAGGTAACACTAGTTCCTGTGGCAAACAGACCAAATGTTCCGGTGTTGTAAACAAAACTGTAAGAACTTCCTGTGCCAAATGCTGCTGTTCCGTCTACTACAGTCGCGCCATTGTTATAGGATATTCGATCGGCAAGATTGGTTCTAATATAGTTGGCTGTATCGTATTGATCGTTACCACCGTCGTTGATATTATTAGTTGGCCAAACTTGTGGTATTGTTCCTGAACTAGTATAATTATATGCTTGGCCAAGGCCGTCAACGGCGTCGATTGTTATAGTAATGTTGTTTGTTGGAGTTGTGCCGTTGGTGATGTTTTCTCCTAATAGAGTTAAGACATCACCTACAACATAGTTAGTTCCTATACTGTTTGAACTAATACTACTACTGGATACACTGGCTACAGTAAATCCTGAACCTACATTATAGTTTGTGCCAGTGACATTTGTATAAACTGTTGAACTAGAGTCTGGCGCAGTGCCAGTGACTTCGACAGCAACAATAGTAGTATCAGTCACTGATGTAACTGTGATTATGGCATCGTAGGGAGCAAAAGTAATTGCGGTTACTTCAAAATTAATATCATCTGCCGGAGTTGCTAGACCTAATGCAGTTCCTAGTAAGGTAAATGTGTATCCAACAGTCTTATCAGTGCCGCCATTAGTAATATTAGTAACTGTGGCATTACCATTTTCGTCTACCGTGAATGAGAAATCCATTCCGTCGGCTCCAGATACGTCGGTATTAGACCAGTTAAGATTAGGTCCGTTGGTTACTATCATAGCAGATGCCGCACCAACAGTAGCGCCAAATATTTCTCCTGATATGCTGATTCTATGTCCTGGTAGATAGTTAGTTCCGCTGTTAACAATTGACGCAATAGAATAAGTTCCGTCGCCGTTATTACTTACATCAAATACTGCTCCCGAACCTTGACGTGTTACAGTTGGGCCGCCATTAAGTGTAGATAAGCTGGTCCTATAAAATACAAAGTCAGTGTCTAGACCATTTGCTGCTGCTGCTAGAGTTTCATGATTTTCGTAGAACAATGTTTTCATTTGTTCTACACTGTTATACACACCTTCCTGTCCCTCATCTAGAATAACTGTGTCAATAGCTGCTTCAGCGAATGCCTGTAAATCGGTTAAAGGTTTAGCACCGTTGACATTGCCGTATAAGACAAACATAGCAAGGACATCACTGCTGCTGATTTCGCTGACTCGAAAATCATCTCGATTGCCTACAGGGTCTATGGTTACTGTAGATGCTGCTGGTTTGTGTATGACAATTTTACTAACATTAAGTTCGCTGGAATTACCGTTAGAATGCACTCTACCATAGGCTACGTGTAGGCCTTTGTAAGTAGAACCTACTTCAGCTGGAACAGTGATAGTATGTAGACCGCCGCCTAATACTGTGTTACCATTAACAACAAAATTACCACTAGTGCTGTATGTAACTACAGGAGATCCACTAATCGTTAAAGAACCACTGGTTGTTACACTTAAAGGAATTCCACCGATATAAATTGTTCCTGTGCCAACATACAAACTACGCCATTGACTAGAGGTAGATCCAAGATCGTAGGTTAAATCTGCTGCCGGTAAAACGTGCTCCGATATTGCTGAAAAATCTTGAGGTCCGGTTGGTCCACTTGGTCCACTACTTCCTGCTGCACCAGTTGGTCCACTTGGTCCACTACTTCCTGCTGCACCAGTTGGTCCACTTGGTCCACTACTTCCTGCTGCACCAGTTGGTCCACTTGGTCCACTACTTCCTGCTGCACCAGTTGGTCCACTACTTCCTGCTGCACCAGTCGGTCCACTTGGTCCGGAAATACCGGGTGTAATATATAATTCGTCAAAGTTGGAATTTACTTTTTGAAAAGCAGATCTTAAACTTTCGCCATCACCTGAAGTTTCACCAGTACCTATGTTAATTGTTTGCTTGGCCATTTGTATATTCCTAGTGATTATATTTGATGCTGTTTACAGTACCTTCTGTAAATTCACTAATTTTTGCTCTAACCCAGACTAAATTTCCTATAAAATTGTAGGTTTTAACTAAAGTTGTTGCTGTGGAATATTGAATAGAAGTAATATTAGCGTCACTGATCAACCCTGAAGTATCGATGCTTTGATTATTAGGCAATCCTAACTCTACTGTAAACCAGTCAGTTGAAGTTGGATTTGATGCAAGAGAACCTTCAATTGAAAATTTTCCTACAAAATCACTAATTTGTAACTGAACAGTATGAAAACCGCCACTTCCGTTATAATAGCCGTCGCCTTTTATGCGGTCGCTAATATAGGTAAGGGCGGTTGTTCCTGTATTGGGGTAACTGAGTAGAACAGTACTGGTTGAATTTTGTGTAAATGTTAAACTTTGACTTAGTGCTGGCATAGTAACATATATTTATGTTACCAATGCTTGATTCCTTTCGACAAATTCATCAATACTTTTAACAAATCCGCTTAGTTGAAGACCGATCATGCTAAGACTTTTGTCATCTTTTACATATCCAAATGGATCTTGTGCCCACGATCTTTCACCACGCATCCATCTTTTGCTGGTATAACTAAGTGAAACTTTATCATTATTTTTTTCGACCCATTGAAAAAATTGCTGTCTTTTATCTAGCGGAAATTTATTTTTAAAATATATCCTATATTTAAAAATTTTTCTAGGAAGTCGATCACAAAGGATTTTTTTAGGCCCATTTTCTAATAAAAATTCAAGTTCTTCTTTAGATGTTGGACCTCTAATTGCAGAAATCCACGGACTTAATTCTTTTTCAATGTGTTCTACCTGTTCAAAATTCATACAAAAAATATTAAAATGAACTCCTTCAGTTCTGATTCTTAGATCACTCATAGAACTTAAAAACTTAGTTTTTTCGCTAAATTCTTTTATTTTTTTTCTATCTTCTGGTTTATCCGTTTTATTGAATAATAAATCTCCACTATTTTTATAGTAATACGATGACAATTTATGTGCTCCGGCACACAAACATTCTATTTTAAAAGGGTACTTTTTATAAAATAATTTACTAGATTTTTGTTTCTGAATTTTCATTTGTTTCTTTCACTTTTGAAATTGGCATTGGATCAATAATATTAAGATTGAGATTATTATCTACGACATTAACTTCTACAATACCTCCATTAACAAGTTTTCCAAACAAAATTTCTCTACTCATTGGCTTCTTAATAAATTCATCGATAATTCTTTGTAAGGGCCTTGCACCCATTTTACTATTAAATCCTTTTTCGATCAATAATTCTACTGCTTCATTGGTAGGTTTAACATGAATACTTTTATCTTTAATAAGTGCATTAAGTTCTTCAATAAACTTCTTGACAATTTTAGACATAGTCGGTTTATCAAGTTTACCAAATTTAACAATGCCGTCAAGTCTATTTCTAAATTCCGGTGCAAAAAATCTATTAACAGCGTCTTTGGGATCACCGTCTCTTTCTAAATTACCAAATCCTACGCTATTTTTCTCAGCATCAACAGCACCGAGGTTACTAGTCATAATAATAATAGCATTTCTTCCGTCGGCTTTTTTTCCATTATTTCCAGTGATAAATCCGTTATCCATTAATTGTAACAGTATGGTCAATACATCTGGGTGAGCCTTTTCGACTTCATCAAGCAATAATACACAATTGGGATTTTCTTGTAGATTAGTAATTAATTGTCCTGCGTTGTCATCAAACCCGATATATCCTGGTGGAGCACCGATGAATTTGGCTACAGAATGCTTTTCTTGGAATTCACTCATGTCAAAACGTATAAGTTTTACATTTAATCCTGATGCTAATTGTTTAGCAGCCTCAGTTTTACCAACGCCTGTTGGTCCGACAAACAGAAAACTACCAATTGGTTTATTAAACGATTTGAGGCCTGCTTGACTGATAAAAATTTTATCGAGTAAAGAACTAATTGCTTGCTCTTGACCAAAAATTTTGTTTCGTAAATTTTTCTCTAGATTTGAAAGGTTTACACTTTCTTTGGAACTTACTTGTTCAACAGGAAGGTTAGCAAGTTTAGAAACTTCGTAAACGATTTCATCGTGGTCGACAACTCCACCTTCTTCATCTTTAATCTTAAATCTAGCACAAGCACAATCGATTAAATCTAATGCTTTATCGGGTAGTTTTTTATCTGTCATGTATTTGACAGAATATGTTACGGCATCAATTAATGCTTGATTGGTAATTTTAACTTTATGATGTTTTTCGTAATATTTTTTAACACCTTTTAGAATTTTAATACATGTTTCTTCGGTTGGCTCATCAACTGTGACACGTTGGAATCGACGCATTAATGCACGATCCTTTTCAAAATGTTTTCTAAACTCGTCCCATGTAGTGCTGGCAATTACTTTCAATGTGCCCTTAGTTAATGCTGGTTTTAACATATTTGCTAGATCATTGCTGTTGCCGCTGGCAGCACCGGCTCCGTTCATCATGTGTGCCTCATCAATAAAAAGAATACAATTCTTTTTTCTTTCTAAAACATTGATGATCATTTTAATGCGTTCTTCGAAATCTCCTCGATATTTACTTCCTGCTAATAACGAACTGATATCTAGACTATACACAATATGATCTTGGATAAATTTTGGAACTGATCCTTCGACAATTTTTTTAGCGATGCCTTCTGCAATTGCAGTTTTACCTACACCCGGATCTCCAATCAAAATAACATTGCTTTTATTTCTTCTTGCGAGAACTAGTTGTACTTCTTCAATTTCTTTTTCTCTTCCGATCACTGGATCAATCTTTTTAGATTTGGCTTTTGCAGTTAAATTAATGCAAAATTGATTAATCATTTTTTCAATTTGAGGATTAATTTTTTGAGAACTTGATTCTTCTTCATTTTCTTCTTGATATTTTTTCTGAATGAAATTTAAAAATCGATCTTTATCAATGTTTGCTTTTTTAATAAAATAATTTGCATGACTTTTCTTTTCTGCAAACATACTGATGAAACAATCTAATGGCTCTATTACAGTTCGCCCGCCAAAC